TACAGTACTCCATTTTCTTCTTCGTATATAAATTCATTTTCTTTATTGGCTTTAAGCCAATCTATATATTCAAAAAGAAATTCTTGATCTATATCTAAAGCTTGCTCAAAAAGAACAACGCCCATTCCTAAGTGTGTAGACTTCATTTTTCCTCAGTAGTTAGAGTTTGTTATATAAAATTGATCAGAACTTTCATCATAACCACAGTCAATTAAATATTTTTTAAAATCTTCTCTAATTGATGTCATGTAAACATTAGTTGCTTTTCTTGCTAGTTCTGGTTCTTTTATTGGATCAGCAACATATTCATTGACTAATGGGTTTGGCGTTCCTTGATTGTACCAGCCTAAATAGCTATACCTAAATCCACTTTTTACCGTCTTAACTTCATGAGCAGCCATATAATTAGATGGAAAAAATAATACATCGCCTTTTTTTGGCTTATATTCTATATCCAAATAATTAAAGTAGTGCTCACCCCCAACAAATGTATTGCTTTGCATTTCGTCTTTGCCATCTACGCTATCGTTTAAGTAGACCAAACTTGTAATAATACTTCTAAGCGCTAGCTGATCTTTAGGCTCAAGTATTCCATATATATAATCTGCACTAGTGTCTGAATGAGATCCAAGCTTAACATTAGGACCATACTCTAAGACGTGCCCTTTTACCTTCCACCAAACACACTTATATGCTAGAGGAAACATTTCAAAATACTGAAACAAACACTTATCTTTTGAATCTTCTATAAAATCAAAAATTTTACGAACATCATCATAATCTTTGTAATGTATTGATGATGCTCTTTTAGGCATGAGATCTATTGATTCTTTTTTAAAGAAATATCCACTTTTATTTACATAAATTTCTTCGTTAGTTTCTGGATCTACTCCAGGGCGATACATTTCGCCCCAATCTTCATTTATCAAATCACTACACCTAGCAAGAAGGAAATCCCAGTCTAAATCTAGGCAGCTTTCAAACAAGACGACTCCACCACCTAAATGTTTTGGTTCAACTTTATTAAAGATCATCTTTATGAATCTCCGCATTTGTTTTATTGCTAGTCATGCGTCTATTTACTGCTTCTGTTAGAATGTATAATTTTTCGTCATCACTATACTTGGCTTGAACGTTTCGCAAATAATCATTCATGATTTCTGGCATCCACACTTGTCCACTATCTATAACAGAAGATGGCTGTCTAACATTGATTCCTTTTTCTACATCATTGGATCCTTGTGCAAAATATCCAACATATGCGTATCTTTCACCGTCTATACATTTGCCAACCCTATGTGTACCGAGATAATTAGACGGAAACATAAGTACGTCGCCTGCTTTTGGATAATAAGTATAATTTGCGTAGGGAAATGTAATCTCTCCACCTATAAAATCATTTTTATTTTTTATTTCCTGCACTGAATCATTTAGGTATATCAGTGCACCTAGAACATTTCTAATTGCTAACTGCTGGTCGGGCTCTGCTCCAGGTTGATAGTTGACATCATTATCACAATGCTTTCCAAACTCTGCCCCTTTTCCATACGCAACTATATGCCCTTGTGTTCTCCACCACAGGCATGGGATCATCATAGGAAAAAACTCTACGTATCTCAACATACACGCATATAAGATATCTTCACACATAGAAAAAAAATTATATTGCTCACTACTTGTATCGTCCTGCAAAAAGTCCATGATATGATTGCAGGCTATGGACACATCCTCTAGACTATAACGATGACCACTTCTATTGATTGCATAAAGGGGATTTCCCTGATCATCTTTAATGAAGACGAAATCTTTTTCCAATGCTTCTAAACGCAAGTTTCTTAAAAAATTTATGATATGATCATACTTAGTCATATCAAAAACATTTTTAAATAAAACTATACCCATATTATGGGTTTCAATGTTTTCTTCTTTTATTTCAAACTGCATGTTTAATTTTTAATAATTACCGTTATGCCTGCTGTAGTAGAGATATGATAAACTAACGCATTATTTAGAGTTTTAATCTGCTGGTTAACGTCATAAATGGGGTGATATGGTTTTTCTTCCTCAAACTCATCATTGTTTGCGTAATACGTAATGTAGTCATTGTTATTATACAGAAGGATGACACCTCCAACTGCTAAGTTTTCGTATATTTTTTCTAATGCACTTAGGTCAAATAAAGAACTAAAGCTTACCGTATCCATGATTATGAGATCAATGGTAGATGGAAAGACGCCAGAAAGAATGTCTGCTTCTTCAAGAACAGTAAATGGAGTTTCTGAGTTTTCTATTACATGCTCATCTCTAAAAAGCTGTTCATCATTTACAACATAAAAATTTTCAAAATTAAATTGATTAATATATTCTCTGGGTAAACCGTGAGCTGGAAGATTCATCCATAGAACATTTTTTGGCTTATACAAAGATATCACCATCTCTACCTGTCCAGCCATATACTGCATACCAGCTAAAGCATACGAGTTTTGTTTTTCGTCAAATTGACTAGCTAAACTTAGTAGCTCATAGGCGTGTAGCACACTTGGTGGTAACCCTATTGATTGATTTGATCTATCCAAGGACAAAGTATCTTTTTCATAATCTAGAATTGCTTTAGATCTGTCAGTTATATCAGAATAAGAAACTACCTGCTGATATATTGTATTTGATAACTTATTACCCTTAATTATAGTTGATATAGGGCTATATCCAATTTCTTCAGCTGACATTTTCTCGTCCTTTTATTGCAGATAATGTATAGATAACATAACGAGCAGTATTAAATATTTTTTTTCTATCTCTAATAATACTATGCTGAGTATTATCAACAGATTCTTGGGTTATTGGAGGATAGACTTCATTTAACTTTTGTCTTACCTGTCTAAACGTAATTGTTTCTGCTTCAGATCTATCTATCCCAAGAAGGTCCATTATCTCATAAAGTCTTTCTAGCATATACGCCTTATGAGATTCTTGATTATATTTCATCATCGTCCTCTTCGTTAAAACTAGAGTTAATTATATCATCTTTTATTAGGTTGATCTCATTTATATGGCATTTAAATGTAGAACCGTTTGAGAGTATGTGTCTTTGCGCAGAAATATCTTCTTCTATAATTTCAAGTTCTTCTTGTTCAAGAATAAAGTTGTTCATATGCTCTTGATTATACTTTTCAATTGACATATTTTTACATTCCTTCTAATATTTTTAGGTTAGTTTTTAAAACTAAATATGCGTTATAGACTGGATCATCTTCATCTGGAAGAATTATATCATCAGATGACATATTTTCTATATCTAGGCCAAGAGAAAGAGATAACTCATATATTATTCTTTCTTTAAAAATTTTTACAGCAGACATTACAATTCCTCCTACGCTATTAATAGTAATAATACTTAGCTGAAAGATACTTGTAAGCTTGAATAGCCATTTATTGCGTGATTTTCATTTTTTACTGGAATACCTTCAATCTTAACATTATCAAAGGTAGAAAAAAACTTATACAGGGTGGATTCTATTTGCATTCTAGACAAACCAGCCCCTATACAATAATGTGGACCAGACCCAAAAGATAGATGTTTTTCGGCATTGTGTCTATCTAAGATGATGCTATGTGGGTTTTTAAAAACTTTTGGATCTCTATTTGCTGCCCCTATATGAAGTAGTATTTTTTCTCCCTCGTTTATTTTATTACCGTTTATTTCTGTATCTTGTGCTGCTCTCCTAGTTACAAAATTAATACTAGAAGAATATCTTAATAACTCTTCTATATTTTTTGTAGATCTTTGTCTTGACATAAAATCATTTTTTAATTCATTATTTAATATCATTTCATAAATTATACTTGTTAATGAATTTAGATTAGTTTCAAAACCGGCAATAAATAATAAAAGACATATTGATATTATCTGGTCGTCTTTTATCTTCTCTCCATCTAAATAAATAGATTTTAAATAATAAAATAAACCGTCCTTATTTTTTTTATGCTTGCTACCGTATAGCAAGGCGATTAAATAATTGCCTAATTTATAAGAACCTTCTAAATATGTTTTATATGAATCTTTTGATACGACTATATTTGATATGGCCATTGTTTCCATAGTCCATTGCTTAATGAATGAATAGTCAAAAGATTGATCTAACTCAACGCCAAGAATGTCACATATGGTAAAAAATGGAATCTTAAAACCTATATTATTAACTAAGTCTAATTGTTTTTCATTTCTTAAATTAGAAAAAATACTTTCTATTCTGTTTGAAATAGTTTCTTCTATTTTTTTTATAGAAGAACTAGAAAAAAATGGATTTAGAACTTTTCTATATTTCCAATGTTCTTCAAAATCCATATCAAGAATAGAGTGAACTACACCCTCACTGCTATCTTCTATCTGTCTAAGAAAGATTGGATTTTTTAAATGAGTTTTAACCTCATCATAACCTAATAACATCCAATGATTTTGGTCTATTCTAAATACAGAATTTTTATTCCTTTGATCATCAAGAAAAGCATGTTGATTTTCAATTAGACTTTTATCTGTTAGATCCATTTATAGCTTTCAAAATTTCTTCAAATGCTTCTATGTACATTTTTTCTAATTCTTTTTTATTAGGCATGAGTTCTTCAAGATAACTTAAGCCTATGTGTAGGGTGTTTCCAAGTTTCCTAAAACTAGAAGATATTCCTATTGATCCAGGAACTGCTAGTGGCATAGTCATTGAATGTGAAGACTGTACGATATTTCCGCCAATTGATATTTTAGAAAATCCACCATCGCCAAAAAAAGATGTTGACGTTGCTGCATATCCTGAATTTTCTATTTTACTAGGAATTCTTTTTTTATTTTTCCAGTTTGATTTATTAACTAAATCCCATCCTTTTTGATTCTTACTTATTCTAGGGTCCAATCTAGCGGATCTTCCATAAAATGTAAATGGTGTATTTTTAATAATGTTTTTATTAATTTCAATTTCATTTTTAATTAAATCTATTAATTTAATTACATTATTTTCATTAATATGCAGATTTACCATTGAAGAAATTATTTGATTTGTATTCTTTAAATTTTTTTTAGTTTTATCAGGAATTGGATACAGTGTCAATATAGTTTTATTGTTAATATTTTTATTACTAAGAATTTTTCTATAAACTATAGAATTAGCCACAAAAGAAAATACTAATGTTGTTAAGCCAAAGTTTTTCATTATCTTTTCAGAATCAGATAAATCATATTGAAAATTATGAAAATCTCTATTGTATACTCCCTTTGGTCTCCATAAACCAGGAAATAAATCTTTTCTAATTACTGCATCTTTTTTGCTTATATACTTGGCGTTAAAAACAAAACCTCTTAAATACTGCAATTTGCTATCTAACAATTTAATAAAATGATTTACATAACAATTAAATTTGTTTATTTTTTTATACTTTATCTTTTCATTCAGGATAAAATTATCAAAAGCTATGTCAAGAGCATTCTTAGCATACGTTGTTCCGTCAGCAAAAGCGTGATGTGCACACCTAAAAAAGGTTACATGATTTTCTTTGTCGCCATGATAAATAATATGAATATTCCAAGTTGGTTTATCTAGAGGCAAATCTTTATTTAGTATATTCTTAATAAGTAGATCTATATCTTTTTCGTCTGACATATGATGTTCAAATACATGTTCTTCTATATTAAAATTTTTACATAAAACAAGATAAGGATAATCATTTTTAATCGCACTTTCTTTTACAATTGCTTTTGCCAAAGGTGCTTTATCAATTGATCTATTTATGTTTTCTATTACAATTTTTTTAAAGTCTATATTATTTGTATTTTTAAACACAAAAGTTCCACTTATTGTGTGCATAGTATTATTTGGATTATTTAAAAATGTATAATCTATAAAATTCAATTGATACACTATTCTATCTCCATATCAAAACATTCTATTTCTTTTTTACCATCGCAGTATACCATTGTCCATATACCAATCATGTTTTTTGGTACAAAAAAATATACCCTACCCTCAGTTTGAGCAATAGGATACAAATATTTATATTTAAATTTTACTTTTATTGGACCTATAAAAACTAGTGTTTGTTGTTTGTTGACTAGTTTGTTTTTTATACATAGGCGAGGAACATCTTCTTGACATGAAAAGCTTATCAAAAAATTGTCTCTTAGAGACGTAATAATTGGTGACATAAGTCAATTGTATTAGAATTTTTCTAGTTTAGCTTTTAAAGTATCTATTCTTGCAATAATTGTTTTTATTCCATCATGAACTGCTGAATCTGAGTCATAAGCAAAAGTATCTGGATTAAATTGCTCAAAGTCTATGCCAGCAGCGCTTAATCGAAGGATTAGATTTTTTTCTAAATCTTTTACAGTTCCTTCTATTGCTATTTTCATTTCTTCATTTGACAGTGAAAATTTCACGTTTTAATTATCCTTCTATACTAGAAATATTTGATTGTATATTATTATATCTCTCAGCAAAAAAACCGTAGCTTGACCTGCTCTTCGTTATTTAAATCAGGCTCAAAAACCAATGGGTCAAACGTCTCTGGATCAAAACCACATGCAAGTATTTGCTCAAAGAGATTTAATTCTGCTTCAGGAAGGTGCCTATTGAGAATCTGCAGCTTTATGGCATTGCTGATGGTAAATTTCATTTTTTCTCCATAATTAAAATATTTTGCCCATGGCTTAACAAGTATATAGTAATCAATATTAAGTTTTTATAACCAGATCTGGCTCGGCCAATTTTTGTAAACCTTGATTAGCAGGGCCTATCCTATTTCCATCTTGATCTAGTCCTGTTTTAATGCCTTTCATCCACGTCCACGGCTCTTCAGTATTCTTTTTCATCTTAGCGTCCCCGTATGCCTGACGAGCATCCATTAGATCTGGTTTATCCCATAAATTTTCTACAATAAAATCACATTCTGGAAGCAGTTGATTTGGAAATATATTAAAAAACATAAAAGGCTCTCCTGCTTTAAAGATTACTGGTTCTTTTATTTTTGTTATTTTCCAATTCATATTAAACTCATCTGGCCACCAAGAACTTGGTATAGTTGCAGTTAAAGGAACCGCTCCATTTATAAAATAGTTTGGAGAACCACTAACCCATGTGTCGTATCCTTCTTCTGTGTTTATTGCCCATCCAGTTGTAAAAGAGATAATTCCTATTATGGATGGAACTACAAGAGGTCTACCCATATAAAACTCTCCTTCCAAAACTTTTGGAGGTTCATTTTGCCCACTCCACTCAACAACTACATCCTGTGGAAGAATAAGCTCCCATCCATTTATATTTGCTGAACTTAATGGTAAACAATTGTAAGCATGTTTTTTATAGGTGTCATCCATCCAGTCTCTTCTTAATCTTGATTGCTTTATAGCTGGAGCATTTTGATGGGTTTTAGTTATTGTTATTTTGGTCATCTTCTTTTAAGAAATATTCTATTGTATTTTTTATATTTATTAAAGCTTGTTCTGGAGTAATATCTCTTTCTCCAGCCTTAAGAGCCATGTCAAGTAGATCTGAGTTACAAAATCTTACATACCTGTAACCATCTCTAGAAAAAATAAATTTTTCAAAATTACCATGAATTGGATCTTTGTTTTCTTGTAATTTTTTATACAAAAAATGCTGCTCTCCATTGTGTTTGTAATAAGCTAATTCACAATTTTCATTTAAAATATTTACCATCTCAGAAAAAGGAAGATCTACTTCATATTTTTTTTCCATATGTTCTTTCATTTTTTCTGCACTAGCGTTTGAGTCTGAAAATTCTCCATACGCATCCTGGCAAAAATCTACACTAGGTGTAGCAACTACTTCAAAGCCCAGATTTTTATACTCATTATATAGATCTTGTATAACTGTATACTGAGGAGAGTTTGCACATTCGCCAGTAACATTTACTAGCATGGTAACTTTTCCTTTATTTTGATTTAAAATATTACAATTGCCATCTAATGATTTTAGATCTAAATCGTAAATACTAAAGTCTAAACTTTCAACTGTTGATTTTTCTGAGGCTTGGCTCATTTGAGTGCTCTTTTCTTGTTTTCCCTAGGCTATTGGAAATAGTTTCTTCATAGTTAAACATAGTAACTGCGCTGTATTTTATTCCATTAGAAACAGGTTGTGCTGCATGAGCAAAAATATAAGTTGAAGGAAAGAAAAGAATATCTCCTTTTTGTGGTTTAAAACTTAAATCAAGATAAGGAAACCAAAGTTCTCCACCATCATATTCATCATTAAAGTATGCAACAGATGAAAGTGTACAAAAATAAGAAAAACCAGAATCTGTATGAACCTGAAAATGATCGCCTTCACCATATTTTACAAAATTAATAGCTTCCATATAATTCATTTTAAAATTATATCTTAATTCATAATCTTGTAGGCATGATTGAAGAATAGAGTTAAAATCATCATAGACATTTTTTATCTCTACTAGATCTTCAGGAAGATGATCCCAGTGCTTAGGTCCGACTTTTAAATCAAAACAGTTACGGTAGTCTGGCATTGATTCATTGAATCCAACCATTGCTTCGTTCCACTTAAAGTACTCGTGCTGACTATTTCCTATAGTTTTTTCTAATCTAGCTGGAATATCCATTCTGTCTATTTCAGTGTCTCTATATAAGATAATTCCTAATTTTGGATCCTCTACATTATATTTTTTCATATTACTCCAGTGTCCTAAACTTTTATAGGTATGCTATACTATAGCACGAAAGCACAAGAAACACAATACGTGCAAAGTTAATATTGAGGATATAAATGGAACAAGAAGAAGTATCTTTAATCAGCCCTGGTCATTTTGGATGCTCTAAAGAAAATATATTAATCATTAATAATTTTATAGAAAAAAATGATTTAAAAATAATTCAAAACTTTTTACCAAAAATAAACAAGTGGATGGATGCTGGAGAGAATGTTTATAATCAAGATGGAACTTGCGTATATGATGCTTCTTATTGGTCGGATAGACAGTGTAGTAGCGAAATTCTTATTGAATTAAACCTAGAAGTTTACAATATAATATATAAATATATAACAAAAATGCGCAACGCTATTAATGATTTTTATAAGGTAAAGGTTTATGAAAGACCACCTGTAATAATTAAATGGAAAGTAGGAATGGAACAGCAGCCTCATGCTGACAAGCAATTGCCAGACGGATCACCCAATCCCTTTCCACTTTATGATATAAATTCACTTTTTTATTATAATGATGATTTTGAAGGTGGAGAATTGTATTATCCAAATTTTGATTTAGAAATAAAACCAAAGCCAGGATTAGCTGTTGCACACCCTGGAGACATATTTTATCTACACGGCGTTCGCAAGGTAATTAGTGGAGACAGATACACAACCCCATCTTTCTATACAATTGAAAGCTTATAAAAATGGATAAAGTTTATATTTTTGAAAATCTTATTGAAAAAAATGATTTAGAAGTTATAGTAAATCATTTAAAAAATACTCCTGTTTCTTTTGACGAAAGCGGATATTCTCCTTTCGGAATATATACAGGAAATGGTGGGACTAGATTACTACATGAAGCTTTTAATAGAAACTATGCAAAGGCCAAAGAAAAAATAGAATCCAGCTTTAATGTTAAAGTCTTTGACGAAGATATGTCCAGCGTTATTGAATTTAAAAAAGGAGATTTTATGGCTTTGCATTTAGATCATGGCGTGGCCTCAAAAGATTTTGTTGGCTACAAAACTGGCCTTGGAAATCCTACTAGAGATATAAGTTCAGTATTATATTACAATGATGACTATGAAGGCGGAGAAATTTGTTTTCCAAATCAACAATTAACAATAAAGCCAAAACCAGGAATGTTTATTTGTTTTCCTGCAAAAGATGAGTTTCCTCACGAAGTAAAAGAAATAAAGAATGGTTACCGTTGGTGCACTACAACTTTTTGGTGCATACAAAAATAGCTAAGCCATTAAATCGCCAATAGCAACCCATGTATCTGTACCTCTTTTTATCAAAGTAACAGAAGACCATCTAGCTCTTAATATTAAACCTGGCGTAGCATTTACAGTTACTCCACTACCTGCAACTAAGGTTGTTGTTCCAGCTCCAGTTTGAAGAACGTTGATTTGAGTTCCAATTGGAAATGCAACAGACGAATTAGGGGGAACCGTTAAGTTGTTTGCGGTTGCTACGTTCATCTCTACTAATTTATCTTTATCAGCTAAAACCAATGTGTAACTTGCAGTCTGTGCATTAGTAACAAGAGTGTCAGATGCAAAGTCTAAAACTACTGATCCATTACCTACTTGTATTTTTTTGTTTGTTGCGTCCCAAGAAATCCTTGCATCTGTGGTTGAAGAAGATGTAGATAAAGTCAGAGTTGGCGTAGATATAGTTGGACTAGATCCAAATGAAGTTAGGCTTGAACTTGTTATTCCTGATGCCAGAGATGAACCAGTCAAAGTGCTTCCTGCAGCAGTTACTGTTGCAGTTCCGCCAAGTGAAATTGAAGTTCCGTTAATTGTAAAAGAAGTATTTGTAAGAGCAATTGTTGGAGTTGCTCCTTCTCCAGAATTATTTGAAAGAGTTATTCCTGAGCCAGCAACTAGAGAAGCAACATAGTCTCCGACAGTATCGGTACTCAGATTAATTGGGTCGTTAACCCACGCACTTCCGTTATATTTGAGAAAATCTCCTGAAGATGGAGTTGGTGCTGTTACGTCAGTAAGACCGTCAAGAGTAGATGCGCCACCACCAGAAAGAAGGTTTGTGCCAACACCATTTGCGCATTCTGTCAGGTCAATATATGCACCACGGGCATTTCCGCCCTGTTCAAAAAAACGAATTTTATTTCGGTACGCATCTATTGTTATTCCACCACTAAGAGTGTTGTTTGACTGTGGTTGCGCAAGAAATATTTCTCCACCTTCGTCACCAGAAGATGCTAGTACAGATAATTTTCCGCTAACGTTTGTATCTCCGACTTGTATTAACAGTTGTCACTGAAATGGAGTCTGGTAAACTAATTGTAAAAGTGCCTGAAGATTCAGAAACAGATACTTCGTTTGTTGTTCCAACAATATTTGTTACAAATTTGCTGCTGACGATTGAATCTGAACTATTTTTATAATAAAGTTTTCCGTCAGCGTAGTTAATTGCTAGCTCACCATAATCTAAAGATGTTGGAGTTTGAGCTGCTGTTCCACTTCTTTTTATTTTAATAGTATTAGCCATTTAAATATCCTTTATTTAAAAGCAGGTGGGAAATACGGTGGGAAGAATGGAGGGAAATACGGTGGGAAGTAAGGAGGGAAGTAAGGAGGGAAGTAAGGAGGGAAATAAGGAGGAAAGTAAGGAGGGAAATAAGGAGGAAAGTAGGGTGAAAATTTCGTATAACTTACATCTTCTTTTCTTGGATACACATAGTTTGCAGTTGGCGTTTGAGAAGTAACGTCGTTTAATTCCGTTAACCTTGTACCTGCTGTA